GCAGCAGAACGAAGCGCTACGAGATGCTGGCCTCGTTCAAATGGGCCTCGATCCGCAAGACCCCAGCAACGAGCTGACCGACCCGGAGGTGCCCCCCGCGCCACCCACCGAAGGCAATGGCGGGTCCGGCGGCGCAACCTCGGCACCCGTCAATGTCGACGTGCCCTATGTCCAGCAGGCCGGCGCCGCAGCCAACTGCACCATGGGCAACTGGCAGGGCGAGCCGACATCGTATGCCTACCAATGGCAGATGGACGGCGCGAACATCCCAGGCGACGGCGCGTCGCTGCCGCTCACGTCAGCCGACATCGGGCATAGCGTGACCTGCGTCGTCACCGCAACCAATGCTCACGGCTCGACCACTGCGCCACCATCGAATGCCGTGGTTGTCGCATAAGCCATGCCGGGGCAGCGGAACCAACTGGCACCGCCGGAGATCGATGACCGGGTATGGTCGGATACCCGCGGGTCGTCGGGCCAGTTGTATCCACCCAATGCAGATACGCCAGGCTATACGTTCGGCAGCTTTGGGCAGATACCGACGACGCCACCACCGAACACCTACACTGGCGTACTGCCAACGCCGCCGAACGACTACGCGGCCGCCAGCGGAAACCTGCCGAATGACTACTATCATATGAAGCAACTCATGAACCAATACGCGCCGAACGACCCACGGCTCAATCAGTTGCTGCAGCTCCTCTATTTCCAGCGACAGGGCAGGACATGACGACACCAGCGATATTGGGTGAACGTGTGCTGCGTCGCCTCGGCGTTGAGATCGTGCCGGTGGCATCGCGCCCAACGCTGGCGACCACTGTCACCGTCACTGCCATTGCAGAACGCGCGCTACAGGGACTGGGCGTCACGGTGACGGCAGCCAACCGGCCCGCGCTGACCACCGTCGTCACTGTGCAGTCCATTGCCGATGCCGCGCTGCAGGCGGTGGGCGTGACCGTGCCCGTGGCGCACCAACCGCCGGCGGCCGGAACGCCTGCCAGCACGACCGACATCGCCGGTGCGGCGTTAATAGAACTCGGCGTCGTTGCCTCGGACGAAACGCCGTCCGCATCAGACCTGAACGTGGCGCTGGAAAAAGCGGTCGACGTGCATGGGGCGTTGGTCGGCCAGGGGATCGCATCGTGGGCCGGCACCGCTATCCCGGTCGCGCTGATCGAGGAATACACCAAGCTCACCGCGCTCCTGCTCGCGTCGTCCTTCGGCAAAACCGGCGATCCCGCGCAGTGGCCCATGCTTGAGGCGCGGGTGCGGAAGTACAGCCAGGTCCATGAGTCGCAGGGTGCTGTGATTCTGGCGCGTGTGGCCTCCGTGCATGACAGCTTGGTGTCGGCTGGCGTCGCCTCGTGGGCCTCGACCGCTATCCCGCAGGCTGCGTTCGATGAGTATGTGGCGCTAACCACCGCACAGATTGCGCCCGTGTTCGGCGTCGCCATCGATCCCGCCACGCTGCCGCCGATCGAGGCGCGGGTGAAGCGCATCGCGTTCATCATGCAGGCACAGTCGCTGGCCGAGGACCGCGTCAATGCCATCCACGACGAACTGGTGGGCAGCGCGCATGTGTCGTGGGCTGCTACTGCGATCCCGCAAGCGGTTTCGGACGATTACGTCTCGCTCACCATGATCAAGCTGGCACCGGTGTTCGAGATCAAGGCGGACCCGGCGGGTGTGCCTTTGCTCGAGGCGCGCGTGCGGCATTTCTCGCTGGTGCAGCGGGCGCCTGATCTTGCGACGGAAGCCGTGATGGCGGTGCATGCCGACCTTGGTGCGCGCGGCAAGCTGCGATGGACGGCGTTCGACATACCGCAGGCCGCCGAGCAGCCGTATATACTGCTCGCTGCGTTCCGGCTGGGACCGGAGTTCGATCGCCAGGTGGCGCCGACCGATGTGGTCATCGCCGAGAAAGCACTGGCGCGCATGATCGCACTGCCGACGTCGGGCGAGCGGGTCAAGGCAGAGTACTTCTAATGAGCGCAAGCCTCAGATCCGCGCCAGCGATGCGGCGGCAGGTGCAGCGAACGGTTCGGCCCGATGTCAGCCGGCGCCCGTCCGTTCGGGCAGCGCCAATAGCGGCGCCGATCGTTGACCCTCAAACGCTCACCACGTTCGTGCCGGGCGCGATCCTGCATGCGGCAGAACTGAATGCATCGTTTGCTGACGTGGTTTCGACCGGCTCCAACGCATCGAACCTCACGACCGGCACGCTACCGGCCGCCAGGCTACCCACGACGGCGGTGGCGCCTGGAAGCTACACACTGGCAAGCCTGACGGTGGACGCCACGGGGCGCCTTACAGCCGCCAGCAATGGCACGGCTGGGGGCGTAGGAACGGTCACCTCGGTGGCGACCAGTGGCACCGGCATTACCGGTGGCCCGATCACCAGCTCCGGAACGCTCGCGGTCGCCTGGAACGCCGGCACGGTTAATTCGGTGGGGAGCGGTTTGAGCCTGTTGGCCGGCACGCTGACGGCCTCCGGTTCGCCAACTGGTGCGGCGGGCGGCGATCTCGGGGGCACCTATCCGAACCCCACCGCGCTCAAGACGAACGGCGTTGCGTTCGCTGCCAGTGCGACAACAGACACCACCAACGCCAGCAATATCAGCAGCGGCACGGTGGCTGCGGCGCGGCTCCCGGCGCTGTCAACGATGAGCGGCGCGGTGACCTACAGCCAGCTGCCGTCCGAGGTGCAGTCGGTGCCGATCACATTCGCTTTCGCCGGCAAACCTGCCACGGGCGCGCTCGTGAATGCACCGATGCCCATGGCGCTGACAGTGCCAGCCTCGCTCGCCGGGAGCGTGGTTTACGACACGACTAAGGCGACATCGAGCGCGGTGTTCACGGTGAACCGCATCAGCTCCGGCACCACGACGGCGCTCGGCACCGTGACGATCACCAGCACAAGCAACACGAGCTGCACGCTGGCGGGTGCAGGCGGTAGCCTCGCTATCGGCGACGTGCTTCAGGTCGTGGCGCCGACCCAGGATGCGACGCTGGCCGATGTTGGTATATCGATATTATGCTCACGGGTCTGACGGCAAATGGCCAACACCACCTTCAACCCGAGCGACCTCGTCAACATCTCGTTGAGCGGCGGAAATCTGACCGCATCACCAATTGGCCAGGGGGGCGTAAGGTCAATTGCCGCAGCCGTCGATAAGCACTATTTTGAAATCAGATTTAGCGGCGCCTCTGGGTTTGCAGGCGCCGCCGTAGGTATTGCCAACTCAGCCGCGAATCTGGCCACTGTGATCACCACAGCCACCGGGGCGGCTATCTGCGCCGGTAATGGCAACATTTCGGTCAACGGCACAGCGCAGACCGGCGTCGGTGCATTCAGTGCCAACGGTAGCTGCTGCATCGCTCTGGACACCATTGGCAAACTCATCTGGTTCCGGAATGGAGCCGCAGGCAACTGGAACGGTTCCGGCACAGCCAATCCGGCAACTGGGGCTGGTGGTTATTCGTTCAGCGGACTTACCGGCGGCTCGGCGATAATCTATGCGTTCGCTGGGGGAACGACGAGTTTGGTCAGTAGCACCACCGCCAATTTCGGCGACAGCGCATTTGCCGGCGCCGTCCCGGCCGGGTTTACCGCAGGCTTCCTGGGCGCGACTGCCGCAGCGCAGGTCGCCCGCGTTATGGTGATGGCATGAGCAAGCCACTGCCACGGGGACCAGTATGACAGACATCAGCGTGACATTGCCGGTGCAACGCCGGTCTCCGCTCTACATTCCGCGCCGTGACATCGCTTTGGCTGCCACCGACAGCCTGTCGCTGCTGGTGTCGCTGGTGGAGAGCGACGACCCGGACGCGCCGCCTGCCAGCCTGCCTGGGGCCAGTGCAACCATGACCGTCTGGAATGACCAGTGGGGCTACTGGTCAGGCTGCTGGGACTACGGCCGAGGCGGCTGGCCCGGTGGCGTTCTGTGGTCGGATGCCGTTGCGCTTTCATCCGAGAGCGTCGCCGAGTTCTTTCTGCCAATCGCCACGATGAGCGGCTGGCCGCTGCGAACCCTATGGGCATTGTCGGTGGAGTTCTCTGGCACATCAACGATGATCAGCACTGGCCGGTTGCACCTGACACCCTCGCTGATCAACGCCACCGGGTCCGGCGTCCCTTCGCCGCTCATTCTCGACGCTGATCCTGACGGCCACATGGACAGCAACTACCATGTCTGACGCCACCACACTCGCCACGCTGCAGCAGGCGCTGACGCCAAAGGTCGGCATGCAGCGCATTCCGCTGACGCTGGAGACCTATCAGCACGTCTCCCCGGCGCTGTCGTCCAAGCTGCTGTGCAATATGTTCGCCGAGCAGCAACCGGCCGACGCACGCAATGTCGTGGCGCTGTTGCCGACGCCTGGGCTGAGCACGTTCGTCACCGTCGGCAGCGGGCCGATCCATGCCATCAACGACGATCTGCCGGGCGTCATCTTCCTGGTCAGCGGCACGCATTTCTACATGGTCAATCCGAGCACGTTGGCGGCGACGGATCTCGGCGACATCGGCACACCGTCCGGCGGGTTCACGCCAGACCAGCGGCTTTACTCGATCGCAGTCGGGCCTACCGCTGCCGTCGTGTGCTCACCACCCAATGCGTATGTCTCAGCTGGTCCCGGCGCGCCCGTGGCCCAGATCACCACGACCTGGCCGAGCTATGGTGCCTCGTCGGTCGCATTCCTCGACGGCTATTTCGCGTTCACCGGACAGATGTCGCCCTCGTTCTTCTTCATCACGCGGCTGGAAGATCCGACGCTGGTCGACGCACTGGACTTTGCTGCACTCGACGGGTTCCCTAACGCCATGACCAAGGTGGTGTCGCTTGGGGCGGACCTGTGGTTCGGCGGGGGTTCCGGCTGGGAAATCTGGTACGACGCCGGCAATGCCGACTTTCCGTTCAGACGGCGGCCGAACGGGTTGCTGCAGCGCACGCTTGGCACCGCCATGTCGGTGGCCAAGGGGGACGAGAGCATCTTCTGGTATAGTGCTGACAATCGTATATACCGCACCAGCGGCTATCAGGAGCAGCGCATCAGCACGCATGCGATCGAGGGATTGCTGTCGAGCGGCATCACCTCCGCCTACATCTACAACCAACTCGGGCACGTCCACTACGTGCTGAACCTCGGCGATCGCTCGTTTGTTTACGACGCACTGACCAAGGTCTGGCACAACGCATCGAGCGCCGCTGACGGCACCGGGCCATGGCGCGGCAAATGCTGCACCGCCAATACCGGGTTCCCGCTGATTGGTGATGCGGCTGCCGGTCGCCTGCTGCACGCCGATCCGTATCTCTCCACCGACCTCGGTGTTGAACCGCAGCGCCAGGTCGTGCTGCCACCGCTCTATGGCGGCACCAAGCGGGCGTTCTGCGCGCGGTTGGAAGTCGAGATGGAGGTGGGCACGGTGCATTCGCCGCCAAATGTCGTGCTCGACTGGTCGGATGATGGCGGCATCACATGGGACGGTGGCCCGCGCACCATGCTTGTGGGGTCGTCATCGAACTACCGCACGCGGGTGTATACGACGCGGCTCGGCAGCTTCCGCCAGCGTGTGTTCCGGCTCACCGCGCAGCATGCACTCAGTATCTACGCGCTGGATGCAGACATCGTGGTCGGCGCGCACTGATGGCGCTGCGAACGATCAGCCCGGATACGCTGACCAGCCAGCTCCTGATCGAGCCACCATTCCGCGAGCCGTTGCTCGATGACCTGGGGGCCGTGTCGCAGCCGTGGGTGTCGTGGTTCACCCGCACGTCCGATCGCCTGGCGGACCACGAAACGCGCATCGAGAGCCTGGAAGGCCGGATGACGGCGCTGGAAGCACGGGTGACGACGGCCGAGGGGCACATCACCACGCTGCAATCCCAGGTCGCGACGCTGCAGAGCGATGTGGCCAACATCCTCTCGCGGCTCTCCGCGGCAGGTATTCCGTGAGGGATTGATGCGGTAGATACGGAAACGCCGGCCAGGATGATCTGACCGGCGTAACCGTGGAGGGAGAGGTGATGAAGCACCTCAAGCTCCTGCCGCGGATATTGGTGGTGGTGCGGATCTCAGTCAAGGTCCGCGTCACTATACGCCGCAGGTAGGGTTGGGGGCTAGCCTTCGGGCTAGCTCCCTTCCCCGGAGGGGTGATGCAGCGTTTCCAACTGATCCATGCTGGCCTCGACGTGGCACCGATCCTGGCGGAACTCGATGCGGCACCAGAGTTGTGGGACGTCGACCCGGATCGCACCGCCCGAGATGCATCGCCACACGCGGACAGCAGCGACATCTGGCTGCGCTATTTCCCGCGCCCATCACTGACGAGCGACGCCGATTTCAACGCACCAGGACTGTGCGAGTTCTATCCGGCGTGGCATCGGCTGCCCTCACTGCATCGCGTGGTGTGGGCGCTGATGAGCACACTGCAGGCCACCGAATTGGGAGGGTGTCTGCTGACGCGATTGCCGCCCGGCGGATGCATATTACCGCATGTGGACGATAGCTGGCACGCGCGGCACTTCAACCGGAAGGTCTACGGCGTGCTGCGTAGCAACCCATGGTGCATCAACCGATGCGAGGACGAGGTGGTAAGCTTCCGCGCCGGTGAGCTTTGGTCGTTCGTCAATACCGTGCCGCACTCGGTCGAGAACGGCGGTGAAACCGAGCGTGTCGCAGCGATCTTCTGCTTTCGGTGTGAAACATGAAACGCGCCCCTAATCAACCGACAAGCAGCCTCTGCCTGTATGCCGGGGTGTTCGCCAAGACCTGGACCGTGCAGGACAGCGGCACGCTGCTGCCGCAGCACAGCCATCATCATCCGCACATCTCGTACGTGGTGTCAGGCGCCGTGCGCGTCTGGTGTGGTGATGAGGAACTAGGCGACTTCGTGGCACCGTGCGCCATCAAGATCGCGGCGCGTGAGATGCACTCGTTTCTCACCCTGACGGACGACGTAACGATCTTATGCATCCACAACACCGACCACCTCGATGAGGTGAACGAGCCTGCGGTCGCCGAGATGCATACTCTGGATTTGGAGGACTGAACGGTGCCATTCGGAGCAGTAGCGGCTGGCGTGGCCTCGGCGGCGGTTGGTGCTGGCATCAGTGCCCTCAGCAATAAGCAACGGTCGGGCCAGATAGCGCAGGGCCAGGAGCAGGCCAACGCCGCGCAGCAGGGGTTCTACGACCAGGCGCGCACCGATCTGCTGCCGTTCATCACCAGCGGCCAGAACGCGCTGGCGCCGGTCTCCAGCATTTCAGGCCCGACACCGTGGAGCGTCGGTGGCGCGACGGATGTGGGCGGGCAACTGTCCGGGATCTACGGCCCGGATCAGGCAACCGCCGCGATGGCGAATTTCCGAACTGATCCAGGCTATCAGTTCCGATTTGACGAAGGCGTGCGGGCTGTCGATGCCAATGCGGCGGCGAGCCACATGCTGCGCAGCGGCGCCACCGGCAAGGCATTGGAGAAGTTCGGGCAGGGTTTGGCCGATCAGGGGTATCAGACGTATCTCAGCAACGCGAACACTGGTTTTACGAATTACTATAACCGGCTAATGGACCTATCCAAGCTGGGCGAGAACGCGGCTGCGGGTGTTGGCAGCGCTGGGGTCACCACCGGACAGGGCATCGCGGGCACCGACACCAGCGCGGCGGCGGCGCAGTCGAAGCTGACCGGTGATACCGCGAGCGGGCTT